TTTTTTTTTGCTATCTTTGTAAAAAGAATTAATTATGCCAATAAACGAAGTACGAAATACGGTATTAGCAATAGCGAATAAAAACAACTACGGATATATTTCTCCACAAGATTTTAATCTTTATTGTGCGCAAGCTCAAATGGATATGTTTGAGAATTATTTTTACTCATACAATAATCAATTAGTAAAAGAAAATAAAAGACTTTCAGGGACAGGATACGCTGATATTTCAAAAGGTTTATTAGAAGTAATAGATACTTTTTATGTAAATATTCCATTAGAAAATACTGCTACAACTCAATTAGGAGATATACAAACTAATTTATATACACTACCATCTGATTATTATTTAATTAATAAAATGATGGTATATACTAAGGAATTGGCCGCAGGAATTACAACTTCTATAAATGGAGGTGCTGTAGCGGTAAACGACACTACAGCAGATTTTATTGCAGCAGGGGTGCAGGTTGGAGATATAGTTTCAACCGTTACAAATACCATAGTTTATAATACAGTAGTTTCTTCAGTTGTAAGCGCAACAAATCTTTTAGTGTTTCCAACAACAGGAGCAATAGTATGGGATGCTATAGGAAAAACATATAACATATATTCAGCAAATGATATTGTTGAAGCAGAAAGAGTTGCGCAAAGTAAAATTACTATGTTAAATAATTCTATTTTAACAAAACCAAATATTAGTTATCCTGCATATACACAAAACGCTCTTGTAGCAGAAGCTTTTCCAATTACTATTAATACAATAGGGCAGGTTACCACACAGTACGTTAGATACCCTTTAACGCCAAACTGGACTTACGCCTCTTTATTAGCTGGAGAGCCTTTATTTGACCCTACAAATGCGGATTATCAAGACTTTGAATTACCATTATCTGATGAGCCTACTTTGATAGCAAAAATATGTCAGTATGTAGGTATTGAAATAAGAGAGGCTGATGTTTATAATTTTGGTACTCAAGAGTTACAACAAGAACAACAAACACAAGGATAGATGGCATATATAAACGACTACGCATATTACGCAAATTCAGGAACAGCGCCAACGAACGCTAATTGGGGTTCGTATCAGTATGTTTCATTGGCAGATATAGTTAACAATTTTATGTTAATGTATCAAGGAAACCACGAATTGATAAACAACATTGAAAGATATCAAATATTATTTCACGCAAAGAGAGGCGTTCAGGAATTAAACTATGATGCAATGAAGGAAATAAAAATTCTTCAATTAGACATCACTCAACAATTACGATTTGTATTGCCTCAAGATTATGTAAATTGGGTTAGAATTTCTCAATTTAGAAATGGAGGTTTACATCCTTTATCTGAAAATATTCAAACAAATTGGTCTTCTGCTTATTTGCAAGACAATAGTTCTAATATTTTATTTGATCAAAACGGAAATGTTTTAAGACCACAAGATTCAGAAGTAGATTTAGCAAGAATTTTACGAGGTAATAAAAGTATATATTTAAATCAAAGTAGTGCATATAACGGATCTGAAGGATATTGCTGTGATGGTAATTGGTATTTTGATTATGCTATAGGCGCACGATTTGGTTTAAATACTGAAACTGCAAACTCAAATCCTACGTTTACTATAGATAAACAATCTGGTGTAATTAATTTTAGTAACATATCAGGTGCTGCCTCTATTGTTTTAGAGTATGTGTCAGACGGTATGAAAAACGGTGTTGACACTGAAGTGCAAGTAAATAAATTATTTGAAGAATATATTTATGCTTATATTAAATATTCTATTTTAAATGGTAGATTAGGTGTGCAAGAGTATGTTGTAAATAGAGCAAGAAAAGATAAATCTTCTCTACTACGAAATGCAAAAATAAGACTAAGTAATATACATCCTGGAAGACTTCTAATGAATTTAAGAGGCCAGAATAAAATTATAAAATAATATGCCAATAGTTACAACAAATTTTATTGCAGGTAGAATGAATAAATCTGTGGATGAAAGACTTCTTCCTCCAGGTGAATATGTTGATGCAATGAATGTACGTTTAGGTTCTACAGAAGCTACTGAAATAGGAGCTGTAGAGAACTCAAAAGGAAATGAGCAGCTAACTACTATTCAATACAACGGAGTGGCTTTAAGCACTGCTGCTGTGTGTATAGGGGCGTATGAAGATGGCGTTAGAGAAACTATTTACTGGTTTATTCATGACGGTTCAAATACTGAAGCTCCTGATGGAGTTGTTGATTTAGTGGTGTCATATAACACTACTAATCAAATAGTTAATTATCATGTAATTACAGTTGGAATTTTAAATTTTGACCCTTTATTTTTAATAACAGGAATTGATTTAATTGAAGATTTATTATTTTGGACAGATGACAAAAACCCTCCGCGAACATTAAATATAAACAGAAATTACCCAGAACCAATTGCAAATGTAGATCAAATTATAGAAGAAGATATATCTGTAGTGGTAAAGCCACCTGGTTTTGAAAACATTGTAGGTGCAAATATTCCTTTACCAGCGCCAACATTAAATTTTTTAAATATTGCAGGTAATCAAAACTATATAGAAAATAGATTTTTATGTTTTGCATATAGATATAGGTATGAAGATGGGCAGTATAGCGCAACATCTTTGTTTACCAATCCAGGTTTTGTTCCTCGTCCATTTCAATTTAGTACAAAAAACTATTGTAATGACGGAATGTTAAATCTTTACAATGGTATTGAAGTTAAATTTTCTACTGGTAGTTCAAGAGTAAAAGAAGTTGATTTATTATTTAAAGACACTAATTCAAATACATTAAATGTAATTGAAAGATTTAAAAAAGAAGATTTTGGTTGGGCTAATAATACAAGTAAATCTTACACTTTTACTAACAATAAAATATACACTGTATTAGGTAATGATGAATTACTTAGACAGTTTGATAATGTACCACGATTAGCAAAAGCTCAAACAATACAAGGTAATCGCTTAATGTATGGTAACTACGTAGATGGTTATAATATTTCAAGACCAGATGCAAATGGAAACACAATTGCTGTAGACTATAACACAAGTTTAATTAATACTCTTTTAGGGTTTTCTGAATTACCATTAGGTCTTTTAAATAGTGGATTAACATACACTTTAGATCCAAATCCTGGACAAAGTGAAGTTATTGATAATTCAAAAGTTACTCTTAATTTTTCTGCAATTGCTGACAAATTAAAAGCTAATTCTTTAATAGGGCTTACATTTAATTTTGACAGTGATAAAAGAGTTTTTTTCCCAACAGGAACTACTGCTGCTACTGCAAATATTGATTTTAAAAATCAATCTTTTAGTCTTTCTATAAATATAACATTAGATCAAGACTATTCAAGTCCTTATGATTTTTTTAATAGCCCTTTGTTTGCAGAACGTATTGGGACTATTCTTGGCACTAATTTTCAACCTATTGCTACAGCAGATCAAGGAAACTCATTAACAGATTTTTTTAATAATGAACTTTCTTCTCCAGCCATAGGAACGTATCCTTTTGTTAAATCTAACAGTAGTATTTCAGATGCGTCAATACAACAAGGATTTAATATTTCAAACTTTTCTCCAGGATCAAACACATGTGATATTCAAACTATTGCAATGGCATTTCTGAGTACTGATACATCAGATCCTGCTAATCCTATAACTACTAAATTATATGAATATTTTAGATTTATATCTGTAGAGTCTGCTTTTACAACAGACTTAGATACAGGAAGTTTACATAGTGATCGTGACTATGAAACAGGTATTGTATACAGTGACGAGTACGGAAGGTCTTCTACTGTTTTGGTTTCTGAATATAATACTGTTTATGTAGAACCTGGTAACAGTGTTACTTCAAATAGCATACAAGTTGCGGTATCGTCCAGAGCGCCATATTGGGCTGAACGATATAAATTTGTAGTCAAACCAAGTAAAGCAGGTTATGAAACTATTTTTTGTAATTTTTATTATATTAGACCAAGTGATAATATGGTTTTCTTTAGGCTTGAAGGAGATAACGCAAATAAAGTTCAAAAAGGACAAACTCTTGCGGTAAAAGCAGATGTAAGCGGACCATTATCAAGAGTTGAAACATGTGAAATTTTAGAAATAAGTGCAGAGCCAACCAATTTTTTAGATGATGATAATGAATTTGGCGATGGGTCTTTTCAATTAAAAGGTTTATACATGCAAATCAAAAATCAAAATTTTGATATTGTTATACCAGATGATTCTCTTATAGAATTTGGAAATGTAAAAAGAAAATCTTCTGGTAGAGGAAGTGCCAGTTGTAATATTCAACGAAAACTTGCATATAAATGTTTTACAACAGATAATGTTACTAATGTAACCACAAATTATACTGTGCCAGGTGGTACTGTTATAAGAATAAAAGTAAGAATGTTTCGTAATGACACTTTTAATGGAAATGAATGTGAAGAAAGACTGTGGGAGTGGGAACAAGAATATATAGCAAGTAAAGATTACTCTGACATGAGAAGATGGTGGATTGGAGATAATATAAACCCAGATCTTGCACAGCCAGGAAATGTTGTTATAGGTGATGTAGAAACTGCGGCATTATATGATAGCACTTTAGTAGCTCCAAACGGTTCAACTGGTCCATATATAGCTGCTGGTATGAGCTGTACTCGTGACGCAGTAACTTTTCAGTGGTTACAAGATGCTGGTGTAACAGTAAATGATCCTTTATATTTAGGGGTATCTTCTGGAGTTCCAGGTTGTAATAGAGTAATAAACCCTGATAGAACATCTGACTTAGATGTTGAATTAATAGTTTTTAGAGCAAATACTTTAGTGGTATTTGAAACAGAACCAAATGATGCTAATGCAGAATTGTATTACGATGCGTCTCAATCTTTTCCTGTATCGCAGCCAGATGGTTTTCATATGTCTGGTGTTAATAGTGATTTAGGAGATCAAAACCAAACTGCTTCGCAAGATGCTGTAATAAATTTAGATTTTAGAGATTGTTTTTCTTTTGGTAATGGAGTAGAAAGTTTCAAAATAAAAGATCAATTAGCTGGAAGATCATTTCAGTTAGGTCAAAGAACTTTAGCTGTTTCTAATCAAGACTTTAAAGAAGCTGATAGATTTGAAGGTATTACTTATAGTGGTGTTTTTAGCAGTAATAGTGGAGTAAATAATTTAAATGAATTTAATTTAGGTTTAGCAAACTTCAAAGATTGTGAAACTTCATTTGGGCCAATACAAAAAATGCATGCTCGTGAAACAGATATTTTAGTTTTACAAGAAGACAGAATTACTTATGTATTAGCAAGTAAAAACTTAATTAGTGACAGTACTGGTGGTGGTGTTATTGCTTCAGTTCCTCAAATTTTAGGAACTCAAATAGCTCGTATTGAAGAGTATGGTATTAGTTATAACCCTGAAAGCTTTGTAGCTCATGGGTATGACATGTTTTTTACTGATGTAAAAAGAGGTGCTGTATTAAAATTAAGAGGTACAAGTAGAAATAATGATTCTTTAGAAGTAATATCTCAACAAGGAATGCGTTCTTGGTTTAGGGATGAATTTTATGAATCAGTTCAAACACAAAAATTAGGTGGCTTTGATCCTTACATGGATGAATATGTTTTAGCAATGAATTGCGATCAAATACCTTTACCTCCAGAAATTTCTCAGTGTGGTTATAAATTACAAAGAAATGGATTATTAGCTGGAGCATCAAATGCTATTGTTAGTGTTATAAATTATGGTGCATTAATAGGTACAGCTAATTTTAATTATAGTATTTCTTCTGGTTCAATAACAATTTCTGTATTATGGAATGGTGTTACAACAACAAGTACTACTTTAACTGGATCTGGAACATTTAGTTTTAATAAAACTTTAAATAGCCCTGCTAATGCAACAGTAACATTTACTGCGATTACAGCAGCATCTTTTGTAGTAACAGCTGACTGTGTCACTCCTACAGAAATAACAGTTGTAAAAATTGTTATGAACTCTCCAGAACAAAGTGGAGAATTTATTCATGTAGAATATCAGTGGGAAGATACTGCTAATATTAGTCCAGTAGATTCAGATTTAGCAGAGTTAGGTTCAAGTAATTTAGTAGCTTCAAGTTATGATGCTCAAACAGGAGTAAGATCTTTAGGAGTTTTCCCTTATGATGGTATAGATTTAACATTGCGTTCTAATAAAATAAATTTTGATACTTTTGATTGGGGTTATCCTAATGATAATTTTAAATATTTATCAAGCAATAATTTGTATGCCAATAACCAAGCAAATATAGCGTCATTATTAGCAGCGGCTACTACAGTATCAAACGGATCTGTAACTAACCCATCAGCTGGGTTATATCAAACAACAATAAATAATTTATCTTTACCAGTAGGTAATCAGTATTTATATTTAATATATGATTATAGATTAATTAGTTGTCAAGAGTTTTGTTATGACGCAAGTTCCTCTGCATCTGCGTGTTGTGATTGTGCATTTACGTATACATCATATTTAAGTAGTACTATGTTTTCCACACAATCAATTGTTTGTGGTCAACCATTAAATGTAACATACTATCATTCAGGAAGTAGTACGTTGCCAGTATATGGAGATTTTGTATATTCTGCATCAGATGGAGCTGTTGGAAGTAATTTAACAACAGGATTATATAAAATAAGTGCAACAAGTTATATAACAGTAAATCAATTTGGCTTAGTTACTGCGGTAACTACATGCCCATAAATAAATTAATAAATGGCAGCATTAGGAACATATTGTTTTGATGGATTAAATTTTTCACAGGCCTCGGCTTTGTATACGGACTCAACCCTAACTACACTTTCGCCAGATGGTTGGTATTCTCAATCAAACATTATAAGACAACAATTAAATGGTGTTTTATTAAATGCTCAACCATGTGGTACATGTTTAATTTCATGTGGTTCAGGTGTTGATGCATCTTTTAGTAGTAATGGTTTTTTTAACGCTGACATTGATTTAGCGAATGACACTGGTGCGGTTATTTTATATTTTTATATGGGTAGTTCTATCCCTGACGGTGTACTAACAACATATAATGGTAGTACATATAATAGACTTACTTGTGAAGGAAACCACAATACTTATACAATAGTTGATGGCTCTAACACTCAAGTTGATTATTCAGGAATTAACAATCAAGGCACTGGAAGAATTACTTATGTAGGTAATAGTAATACCTCTTTATTAAGTGACTCACCTTATAACACAACACCATCAGGTACTTGTACGTCTGGGGATAAACCTCAAAACTATACATATACTGGATCTTCATATGTAGCTCAAGGTACTTATGAAACAGTAACTGTGGCTTCAAACGAGATTGGAGTAAATCCAGGAGGAGCAAGTAGAGTTTTTACTATGGTTGTTCCTAAGACTTCTGCCAGTCCATCAACAATTAATTTGTTAATTGGCGCGCCTATGTGTGGAACATTTTTTAGATGGGAAGTAGATTGTCCAGTAGCTTTACCAAGCTTTACTGCCTCTGCGGCTCAAAGCACAACAGCTTGTGCGGCATCTACAACAACATACTATTTTGCAAGAAACGCAACAGGAACATCTAATGCGTTTGTAGTTGATACAAATACAACTCCAAATGTAGGTAACTGGGTTTTTTCAGACGCAAATGGTTCAACATATTTAAATGATACGTCTACTATACAGTATTACATAATAGCAAATACAACTGCAATCGGTGTAAGAAACGGTGTTGTTGTTTCGTCTGCTGCATGTTCTTCTTCAAATAGTTTAAGACTTACTGACTGTGTAACAAGTGACCCTTGGACAGCTACTAATACATACAATAATACAGTTGGAGAGGTTATACAATATAGAATTGGAAGCCCAGGTTCAGGAACAATATATTGTGGTACAGTAAGTCTTGTAAATCAATCAGGTGTTAATGACGCAACAATAGAGAACGGTAATGTGTATGGTTGTGGTGACACAGTGCATTGTACGCCTACAAGTAATAACACCTCGTTTTTCGCTACATCAGGAACTACTACTCTAAATGACGGAACGTGTGGTAATACAACAGGTACACTATTATATCATAACGGAACTGGAACTTTACCTCAAGTTGGGGATACAATTTATTCAGGATCAACTTCTGGATCATCAACGGTTACGTGGAGTAACTATAGAGGAATGGGTCCAGCTGACGTAGCAGATGGTGTTGTAACCACTGCAATAGTAAATGCATCAGGGGTTGTTCAAACTACATATAATTGTCCATAAAAATAAATAAATAAATATGTCTTTAAACTGCGAATCATATACATTATCATACAGCGAAACATCTAAAGGGTGGCCATCGTTTTACTCATTTGTTCCTGAATTTATGATAGGAATGAATAGTTATTTTTATAGTTTTAAGGGAGGTAATATATTTAGGCATAACACAGGAGCTGCACGTAATACATATTATGGTCAGTATAGTAATTCTACTATAACAAGTGTGTTTAACCCAGAGCCTACTTTAAGTATTAAGTTATTTAAAACATTATCATACGAAGCAACAACAACGGTAGTTGATAGCAATGAAGCAAGATGGGAGTGTACTCGACTACTTACAGATTTAACTGATGGTAACCCAGGGTCAATGTTGGAAACTTACTTTGAGGAAAAAGAAGGAGAGTGGTTTAGTTACCTTAGAACAAATGCTGGTACAGTAAACTGGAAACAACGTTCTGCAAATGGTGTAGGTGTATGTACAAATGTAACTGGACCTAACACTGCAACTGTAGTTACTTTCGCAACACCTATTGGTTCATTACTAAATATTGGAGATACAGCATACGCAGCAACTTTAAATGCTGGAGTTGCGACTACAGCACCTATTTTAATAGGAGAAATTATTGCAAAATCAAGCACAAGTATTACTGTAAATGCTTCTCCAGGAGGAAGTACAGTTCCAACGGTTGGACAGTTTATTATGTTTATAAAAAATGCGGTTGCAGAGTCTCATGGAGCGAGAGGATATTACTTAGAATTTAAGTTAGAGAACAACTCTACATCTCCAGTTGAACTGTTTGCCGTAGGAAGTAGTGTGATGAAAAGTTATCCATAGAATTTTGTTATCTTTGTTATTAAATTATATCTAATGGAATTTAATATACGTAGGCTTAACGAAAATGATTGGGATACATTGGTGTCTTGGTGGGATGAATGGCCAGGTTGGCAAAACCCTCCTAAAGACTTTTTACCAGAAAATGGTACAGGTGGTTTAATAGTAGAAAAAGATAATGTTCCTATTGTTGCAGGATTTATGTATTTCACAAATTCTGAAGGAGTTTTATTAGAGTGGATTGTGTCTAACCCATCTTATAAAGATGATGACAGACAGGATGCTATTGAGTTTTTAATTCTTACTTGTGAAGAATACATAAAAGCTAACGGTAAAAAATATATATTTAGTATTGGAAGAAACAAAAATTTAATTGAAACTCATAAAAAGTTAGGTTACCATGTGGATGAAAAAACATCTCATGAAATAATAAAAAAAATATAATATGGCATTATTTACATCAATAGCAGCTGGTGTAGGATTAGCAATTTCAGCAACATCAGCTGGAATGAGTTTTTCTCAAGCAGCAAAGCAAAAAAAAATAGCATCAAAAGCTAATAAAGCAACTGATAGATTAATGAAGGAGGCTGAAAGAAAAGCTGAAGTTGAGTTTATGCAAAAACTTAATGTTCCTTTAGATGCTTATGATAGACAAGAAGAGCGTAACATACAAAGTCAACAACAAAACATTGAGATGTTACAACAAGGTGACCCTCGTAATGTATTAGCTGGTTTAGGTTCTGTTGGAGCAGGAGCTACTAATTCAGCAGAACAAAACCGTATTGCTAAAGGAAAAGAATTATTTGCTTTACAACAAATGCAAGTTCAAGAGCAATCAGATATTAATCAAGACGTTAAAGACCTGAAGGTTGGTGCAGCTGCCGATCAAAGCATGAGATCAAGAGATGCTCAAGAAGCGTCAGCAGCAGCTATGCAACAAGGTGTTGCATCAGTTGGTCAAGTTGTTCAAGGAGCTGCAAGTTTAGTGCCTTTATTTTCTAAAAGCGGAGCAGATAGAGCAGCCTCTAAAATGGCAGATGGTATATTTGGAGAAGACGCTACTGCGGTTGCAGCTGGAAAACAGTCTAATTTATCTACAACATCAGTAAATCAACCAGGTACAACAGCTGAAGGGCAAAAACAATATGCAGATTACGTAGCAGCTGGAGATATGAAAAATGCAGCATTATTTGCTCCAACTTCAACAATACCTTTAGGTAGAAATCAAGTTATATCAAGATTGCAAGATGGAAGGTTTACGGATGATCAACTAAAAGCATATAGAAAGACTGGCGTATATGATCAATCTTTTTATGATATTTTAAATAGATAAACAACATGGCAGAAGAAACTTCAAGACCTTCAGGGGCTAATAAATATTCAGTTTACGCACAAAGAAGTGTAGATAGTACACAAGTTAATTGGAATGAAATATCAGGACAATTAGTTAAAGGCTTAGATACCATACGTGCTGAAAGGCAAGCTAAAAAAGATGAAATTGAAAAAGCTACTCAAGAGTCTATTGAACAACTTAGTCAAGTTCCTGAAACTGGTACACAAGAAGCAGCTTCTTTATTAATAAATGCAACATCCATGTCTGTTGAGGCTGTGAGGACTCAAAACAATTTAATGAAGCGTGGTTTAATTAGTCCTAAAGATAATATGCTTTTTATGCAACAGCAAAAAACTGGATATAAAAGTCTAAGTGCAGCTGTAAAGAATTGGGATGATTGGGCTGTTGAAGCTCGTACAAGACTTGAAGACCCAAATATATCGTCAGGTAATTTAGAGACTTTTACTAATTTACAAACAGAAGCTTTAGGTAACTTAAGAAACAAAAAATTGTGGACTAACCCTACTAACGGTAAGATGCAGTTAGTGACAATGGGTAAAAACTCAAAAACTGGACTGTATGATGTAATGCCAGATTACGAAGCTCGAAAGCAAGACTACCAAGATCCAAATCAGATAATGAATTTCATGAAGTATAAAAATGCTGGTGTTGATGTTAATGAGTTGGCAAAAAAACAAACAGCTAATATAGCTCAAATTGTAACAGCTAATCGTGAAAGACTAACGGCTCTTGGAGGAGGAGGTGGTATTAATTCTTTTGATGATTTTAGACAATTAGGAGAATTTGGCAAGGATGAAAATGGAGGTGCAATTACTTACGATATGTGGAAGACTGATAACATTGATGCTATGGTTGGTGATATTACAGATACATCAAATCTTAATGCAGCAGAGATGTTAACAAATGCTGGGTATGCTTTTGCTCAGACAGAAAGCCAGTTTTTAGCAGAGAATAAAGGTAAAGATATATCAAAATGGATTAAAGTTGATATGTCTACTGGGCAACCAGTTCCCGAAATGAAAGAAGCTCAAATGAAACAAGCGCGTAGACTTGCGGATGTTGCAATTGAAGCTCAAGTAAGTCACATTGTTAAATTGACTGAAGGAAAAGGCGCTAAAGAAGCACAACAGCCAAATTCAGCTACTTTAGCACAACAAAAAGACGATAGTAAACTTATTGCGTTTATGGATGGTGTTAACTCGTTAGTTTCAGATGACTCAAGTAAATTTGATGCAGAAGCTAATGATCGTATTGTTGCATTAAATAAAGACCAAACAGACCCAGCAAAAAGAATTGATAGTATTGTAAGAGACGATGATGAAA